TGTTCTTTGAGGAAATCAGGCACGCTCTGGAAGATAACGAGCAGGTCAAATTGTCCGGATTCGGCAATTTTGACCTGCGAGATAAACGCCAGCGACCGGGTCGAAATCCCAAGACAGGGGAAGAAATTCCGATTACGGCTCGCCGTGTGGTCACCTTTCGCCCAGGGCAGAAATTGAAGGCCCGAGTTGAGGCTTATGCTGGAACCAAGTCATAACGACGAGCTACCGCCCATTCCCGGCAAACGCTATTTCACCATTGGTGAAGTCAGCGAGCTCTGCGCGGTAAAACCGCACGTTCTGCGTTATTGGGAGCAGGAGTTTCCTCAACTCAACCCGGTCAAGCGCCGCGGGAATCGTCGGTATTATCAGCGACAGGATGTGCTGATGATCCGACAGATCCGCGCGCTGCTTTACGATCAGGGCTTCACCATCGGTGGCGCCCGCCTGCGCATGTCTAGCGATGAGGTCAAGGACGATTCCCTGCAATACAAGCAGTTGATCAAGCAGATGATTGCTGAGCTGGAAGACGTTCTGGTCGTGCTGCGCAAATAGCGCAGTCACATCAAAATACTTCCATCATTCAAACGCTTAGGGTATATTCCTCGACGCCTTCGCAAGAAGTGCAAACAGTTTCACGCCTAGTCGGGGCGTAGCGCAGTCCGGTAGCGCACTAGCATGGGGTGCTAGGGGTCGAGTGTTCGAATCACTCCGTCCCGACCATATTTTGTAAAGGGAATCAGCCACTTACAGGTTTGATTCCCTTTTTCATTTCTGGACGGCGCAAAACCCGCGCAAAACTGGCGCAAAACTATCCGGCGATTTCGCTGATATCGAGGTCGGGTACTGCCTCTGACCAGACCACTTCTGCGTGATCCTTCTGATAGTTTTTGGTCATCTCCTCGCTGGCGTGGCCGGCGATCTTCTGCCCATCCTTTCCGGCTTTCTTGTACAGATGCAGCGACAGCGCTCTGACTTCGTGGAAGCCCGGCATCTCTTCTTCCTTCCATCCCTTGTAACAATCCGCCGCTTCCCGCGCTTCCTTGAAAGCCCTGGTCAGATACCGTTCCTCAATCTTGGTCCAATGCTCTTTCGTTTCAGCCTGCTTCTGTTTCTTTCGTTCCGGCCGTCGGTGGATCAGAAATGGCGAGACGATGTTATCTCGGCAGTGGCTGATGACCCGCTGAAGCTCCGGTGTAACCCTAAACCTGATCCATGCCATGTCCGACGCTTTGGCAGTCTTCTGCTGGACCACGTAGAGGTATCCATCCTTCACGTCTTCGAACTTCATGGACAGAATGTCGGTGCGCCGCTGCGCTGTAATCAGCGCAAGATCAATTGCGTTCTGCAGCCAAGCGGGCGATTTCTCCCGGATGGCTTTCAGGCCTTCGACGGTGTGGCGCTTGCGGGCTTTCTTTTCGATCCGGCTGATAGTGCTCATCGCTGGGTTGTCGGGACATAGCCCCTTCGCAGCAGCGTGGTTGAATATGTCGATCAGCAGCGCCCGGCACTGGTTCGCAGTGCGAGGTGTTACAGAGTCCAGCAGTTCAGCGATCATGCGAATCGTTATCTGGTCGATCGCTTTTCCTTCGAACGCCTTCCGGAAACGCCGGAAGTGGACGGCGTACAGACCCAGCGTACCTTCGGAGAGCTCGCGCGGAGGCAGCACCTTCTCTTCATACTGGGTCAGGAATGCTGTGAACAGCTCGGCAGACTCGCCCATCACTGCGCTAACCAGGTCGGCGCCCTGCATGAACGCGAGGTTCAATTGCTTGGCCGCGTCTACCGCCTTGACCCGATCGGCTCCGAACGGAAACCATTTGCCATCGGTTGGCCTGCGGTACCGGTAGGTCCCGCGCCGATCATCCAGGTAGAGATTCGGCGGCAAGCCTCTGTTCGACTTATTGCGCGGCCGTGGGACCATCATGCAGCTCCTTTCAATACCATCGCTACGAGCTCGTTGCCGGCGGATTTGTTGAAAGCCGCCCAATCGATATACCAGAGTTTTCCGATCTGCTCGCCCGGAAGCTTACCGTCTCGGATGTAATTGCGGATCGCTTGGGAGCAGGGCGGCGTGCCGTTCTCTCCCCAACGCCGGCGGCGGAATTCGCTGATCTTGATCAGTTCGCGCTTCATGTTGGCTACCTCCGTCCGGGCTCTATGCGGGGTTGAGTGGTTGCGTGGCTTTAGCGATGGTCGCCTCGAAGCGCGTGGCGAGCGCCGCGTTAAACTCGGCCTTCGCGGTGCTTTCGTCTGTGCCTTTGGCTCGGTGCAGGGTTTCGTACCGGCGCAGGGTGGCGGCTGCCTCGACAAGGTCGGCAAGCATGTCCGGTGCTGCTGCAATCAGGCTTACATTCGCCTCCTGCTCGCTGTAGTCGTCGAACGTCTCACCATGGATTTTCCCGCCGATATCTCGGGCCAGTACGTACACCTGACTATCGTCCGCATTGTCTCGATCATTGTCGGACTCGATCTCGATTTCGCCCATGAAGCCTTTAACGATTCGCCACGGGCCGGGGGTGTGTTTAATTTCAGGCATGCAGAATTCCTCGCCCGCCGTACACCGGCGGGCATGTGGATAGATGGGGAAGGGGTTACGAGTACTTGCGCTTGATGCGGTCGGCGATGCCTTCCAGCTTTTCGGCCATGTAGCCAATGTCGTTGTTATCGCGCCGGGAAACGACGCCGGAGCGCTGGACGTTGCGTCCGGCCAACAGCCATGCCGCCAGAAGGATCAGCGCAGCCTCGAGTCGCCGCCGGACGAAACCGGTGCGCGGGATCAGCCTCATGCGGCCCCCTTAATCCGGTCCGCGACTGGCGCCGGCATATACATCCCATTGCAGCGCCAGACGCCGAAGGCATCTACAGTGCAGGGCATCCAGCGGTCAGGGGTACCGTACTGGGCCGGGAAGAAAACGAGGTGGATCGTGCCGCCTCCTTGCCGCGCTGCCACCAGAACCAGGCGCGGGCCATGTATCGATCCAGATAGCTGCCATTGCTCAGGCGCTGGGATTGGCACCAGTCCAGCGTGCAGCTGTTGTCCTCGGCGTAGGCATGTTCAAACTGGTCACGGCCGCTCATGCTGCTTGCTCCAGGCGCGCTGCTTCACGTCGGCGAGCCATGAGGATCTGCAGTCGATAGGCCTTGAATCGACGGCCAGATCCGAGATGAATCTCCATCGCCATATTGTGGAGGTCATCTTCCAACATCTCGAAGTAGAAGAGATGGTCGTCACCGCCTCCCCACTCCATCTGACTGGTGGCCCAGTCACGCGTCTCGAGGCACGGAGTGCAGGTCTTGAACACGTCCATTCGGCCATCCCAGCGCCCGGCCGTACGCTGGTATTTCTCGCCTGGGCGGATAAGCCCTTGGCATTCGCAGCACGTATGGGGCCGCTTTGCCCTTGGCGTGCTATCTGTTATGAAATCGGACACAGCAAAGCTCCTCGCCGCATACGCAGCAGGCAATTGGGATAGGGGGTACCGGCATGAATGTGAAAAGAAGTGAGAGTTTAAGGCGCGCTTTGTGGCGCCATCTGCCCAAAATTTCTATACAAAAAAATGTCTATGTATAGGTTTTGCGCCATACTGATGAAGGGTGAAACCGGCGTGAGACTGCACGCTTATCAGCTATGCGAAAAACCGAGAATTATCATGAATCCCAATGAGGATTTTCGTTTTCAATCACACCTCCTTCTCGTGGAATTAGATGCTGCGACAACCAAATTGATGATGTTAGTCGTGGCTGGTGAGCTCTCAGGCAACCGGTGGGATGAAGCTCTCGCTCTCCAGAGCTCGGCCTATGAAGCCTGGATGACTGCCGTTGCGGGCATTCGCATCGATCCGATGCCAGTGCTCGACGCTCGACCTCCTGATGACCCGCTTACTTCTTAGAAATCCCTTTGAGCCCCGTGTAGGCTTCTGAGGTCAGCCACTCCCTCTCCATGACGTTCCTCGGCGGTGCCCAAGGCGAAACCCGCTTGTCATTGTTGGCGTCGGTGTGACGCTCGACCCATCCTAGTTCCCAGCCTTCCATATAGGCCTGTTTCGCCAGCGTGGTCAGATCGTCTACCTGCTGATCGGCGATGGTCAGGCGCTGCTGGAGTGCGGCGTTCTTGGCCTGCAGGCGGGTGACGTGAGCATCATGCACATCAGCCATCACCACCGATGGACCGTGCGGCTTGTAATCGATCTTGTTTCCGTCCTCGGACAGCATTTTCACGACGCTGTAGCGATGTACCTTTGGCGCTGGACCATAAGGCGGCAAAGCGGTAGCCAGCACACCTTCCATTTCCTTCAGGCAGTCCTGCGCATCCAAGCAGTACGCCGGATCAAATCCGCCGCGCAACCACATCACTTTCTGGCAGGCATCCAGGTCGCGATGCCACTTCTTCAGCTGCGTCACGGGAACAAGCTTCCACTCTCCGCTCGCTGCGGAATTTTTCATTTGTTCAAGCATTGAGATATCCCTGTAACCCATGCAGGTTACTTTTCGAGATGTAACCGATAGAGGTTACTTTGTGGTTAGGCAGTGGTAGTGTAAAGACGACAAATTTGTAGGGACATATCGTGAAAAGGACGTTGTCAGAACCGCTGGCTCTCTACTCAATTTGGGTGCTGTGGGCTGTTCTGGTCATGGGCGCCGTGCTTTGGCTCCTTGTCGGATCAGTCGCATATTGGGTTCGTGACGGATGGCTGCCGGCAGATTCGGCTGGATGGGCCCAAGCAATAGGTGCGTTCGTCGCCATCGTCGTTGCAATAGCGCTCCCTTACTTTCAAAGCCGCCAGCAACAGGCTGATCTTAGAGCTGCCGCTTTGCGAGAGCGTCTCGATGGTATCAATGCGACCTACGCGTTGATGCAACATATGGAAACTTTATATAAAAGGCTAAAAGTGTATGTTTATCCATCACATTCTTTATTCGGCGGGCCTATACGAGGTCTGCGTGTAGATTCCTTGCTACACGAGTTAAAGCAGGCCGCCTCGATGCTTAGAGAAATTCCAGTAACCGCCATTTCAAATGAGATGGTTTTCTTTGTTATAGGTTTAAGGGAAGTTGCAAATTATGGTGAATTTGTAGCTAATGCTATTGAGGCTGGAATGGTTAACCAAACTGATGCATTAAGCTATCGCAGCAAGGTCGTCGCTAATCACGAGCTTTTAATTCGTTGGATGAAAGAGTTAGAAGGGCTTGAAGCGGAGGTAGTAAATTAGGCACTTTGAAGCACCACAAATCGTGGTTACTCAAATGGCTGCCATCAGCGCTTCGATCACGCGCTGTCCAGCGAGCGGGGGAACAGCGTTGCCGGCCATATGCATGGTCTGGCGGTGGTTATTCGGGCGCAGCGTGCCGGCGGGGAAAGACATGGCGGCCAGGGCCTCGTCGGCGCTGAGCATTCGCATCTCTTGGCCCCGCACCAAGGCCCAGCGATCCAGCGTAGTGATGGTGCCTATCGGCCTGTTCATGTCGCGCCCGGTTAGACCTGATCCTTTCCCGTAGTACGGCATGATGAACTGATCGCCGTAGCGCTCACGGCCGTTACGGACTCGATTGAGAGTGGCCTGTGCTCGGCCCGGTTTGTCGATCGGTGACCATTTCCCTGCGTTAAAGTCCAGGAAGCTGGCGGCGGGCACGTGCTGGTGCCGGTGCAGTTCGAGCATCAAAGGCGCCTTGCTGAGGGTCAGCACCAGAAACAACCTGACGCGGTGCTGGGGAACGCCCAGATCTGCACAGTCAACGACGTGCGGCGCGACCTGGTATCCAAGCGCCTGAACAGCGGAGACCCAGGCAGGGTAGAGCGCCCAGTCGGTGAACTCCTGAACGTTCTCGACCAATGCCACACCCGGCCGGTGAAACTCCAAGGCCGACACAACAGCCCAGGCTGTAGAGCGTGAGGCGTCGTGTTGTGGGTTGCCGTTCGCTTGGCCGCGGGCCTTCGAGTGACCTTGGCAGCAGGGCGACGCCAGCAGCATGTCGTGAGCGGGCACCAACTCCCAGCGCGCCTGGTGCAGGTCTTGGCAGATGTGCTGGGTGTCCGGGTGGTTGGCTGCGTGCCACTCGACCGCGACCGGCCAGTGGTTTGCAGCCCAGAGAACTTCGACACCCGCCGCGCGGGCACCGGTAGACCATCCGCCGAGCCCGGCGAACAAATCGATTGCAGTAGTCATGCTGATCCTCGCCAGTGGCGTGATTCGTGAAAGTGGGGTATGTAGGGGATCAAATCTTTTATGGAGAGTGGCAGGTGGGAATTGAAAACTTGATGGTCGCAGTTAGCCGTCTCCCTGAGTTGGTGGTTGATACCGGTACGGACTGGGTTGCTATCTTAAGTTCGCTGGCCGCTATCGTGGCGGTGGTTGCTGGTTCCATCTATAACGCCTACGCCTTCAAGAAAACCATAAGCAGCCAAGAAAGAATTGCTAATAGCAACTTCGACTTCTTAAGGAATCAGAGCAAAGGCGAGTTTCTAGCGAAGAGTCGGTTGGAGTGGATTGCGATCTTCAGGGAGCACGTCGCGGCATTTCTAGCCATGGGGACTAGTGTCCACAGCGTTTCGCAGTATATTGTCGATGTATCTTGGGTAAGAGGTGACACTCCGCAGGATTTCAATAAGTCGAAGGAGCTTTACGACATTAGGTACACAGAATTCGCTGACAAGATGGCGCAAGCTCGACTGCACTTTGCACAGTTAGAACTTTTAGTGAGCCGAAGCAGAGATGATTCTTCAGATCTGATTGATGCGATGAGTAAATATATTACTGCTGCATCCGCGTATAAACCAATCGTTGACAAGGGCCAGCGAGTAGTCGAAATCACGCAAAAGATACTTTATGACGAGTGGGTCAAGGTGAAGGGCATGGATGCTCTTTGACACTAACCTTCGTTACACTTTAGCGGTATCGAATCGTAAAAAACGTCCATCTGCGCCGCGCCGTCCAGCCAGGCCGCGTCGATTCGCGCTCTGGCCATAGCGGCATATTCTGGGTTCAGCTCACACAGGATCGACCGCCGGCCTTCCTGCATCGAAACCAGCGACGTGGTTCCGGCGCCGCCAAACGGGTCAAGCACCAAACCGCCGCGCGGCGCGCCAGCCAGAATGCAGGGCCTGATCAGGTCAGGCGGGAAGGTGGCGAAGTGGGCGCCCTTGAAACTGTGTGTGGCCACAGTCCAAACGCTGCGCTTGTTTCGTTCGGTGGGCATGATCGCGAGCGCTGAGTTCATCGACTCGTTGTCCTTAATCCTGCCGCGCTGGCGCTCATCGGCGTCAGTGCCATGGCCCCAGCCAACGCCGTTCGACTTCCGGGCCGTCGCTTTCATGTTCCCGTTGCTCTTGGCGCCACCGTTGGCCCGCTCGCTGCCGATCAACGCCTGAACATCCTGAGACAGTCGGGCGTGAGTGTTGGGTGAGCAGGGTTCGAGAATCGCCGCCTGGTCGAAGTAGTACTTCTTCGATTTGCTCAGCAGGAAGATGTATTCGTGCGACTTGGTGCAGCGGTCGCGCACGCTTTCCGGCATCGGGTTCGGCTTGTTCCAGATGATGTCCTGCCGTAAATACCAGCCATCGTCCTGTAGCGCGAAGGCAAGGCGCCAAGGCATGCCCATCAGGTCCTTGGACTTCATGCCCATCTCGCGGCCACGCACTCCGGTACCGGATTTGAATCGTGGGTGTTCGTTGATCTGGCGGGCCGATGTGACGCTGCGCCCTGACATCTGGCCGTCGCCTTGAGGCCTGCCTTGCGCGCCCCAGCTTCCGGCATAGCTGTCGCCCATGTTCACCCAGATGGTGCCGTCGTCGCGGAGTACTCGACGCACTTCGCGAAACACGGCGACGAGGCGGGCGAGAAATTCGGCAGGCGTTTCCTCCAGACCGATCTGCCCGTCGACCCCGTAGTCGCGCAGACCGAAGTAGGGTGGGCTTGTAACGCAGGTGTGAACTGACTTCTCCGGCAGCGTCCGCATCATCTCGATGCAGTCGCCAACCAGAATCTGGTGCTGCTGGCTCATGGTTCGATTCCATGCGGTTGGGAATGGCCTACGCTTACCTCTCCACAGGAAGGGAGAAGGTCATGAGCGAGAACCGGGAATTGGCGCTATCTATCGCGCTTGAAGCTGTACTGAACGCAGCTCGCGAGCTTCACGTTGATGTCGATGAGCTTTGCGAGCAGGCAATTGGGTCGCTGACACTTCTGCCTAAGAACGTATCGCCATCTGTTGTTGCCGCTATCCGAGAGATCGAGGTTGCGGCTGATGCGCTTGATTTCGGTGATTCTGCAGGCGGCTGATGCGCTGGTGTGATTAGGCCGGCATGGTTGGGTCGTCTGGTAATTTCTGACCACTCGTCCATTAGGGCGAATGCCAAGTGGCGGGTTTTGTCGTCTCTATACACCCACGCATTAAGGGCACAGAGATGATTTCCGATTTGGAGCTGCGACACATCGTCGAGTCAGGCTTTTTGCCAGTGAAATGCATTTGCAGCATTTCCCCGACGAGAGTCATGACAATTCAATTGATCGATCCCGATACCCATGAGATTGGCATGACGGTGCCAGGTATCCCGGTGTCCGACCTGACGTCTATCAGGTTTATTTCCGACCTCATTGCGCAGATCCGGGAGGAATACCAGCTAAGCCGCATGGTGCAGGGAGGGTATCGTAATATTTCCAAGCACCGAGAGAGCGAAGGATGAGGTCTGGCGGCTGATACGCTGGTGTGATCAGAATTCGCTGTAACAGGCTTGCCCGCTCCGCCCAGGCTTGGGCGAGGTCTTCAGCGCCGCTTTATAGCTGGCCTTCGCATCCTTTTGCGTCGCGCACCAATCGCCCGTCGCCCGGCTGGTCTTGAACCTGAACTGGCGATCCTTGCTCCACCAGCTTGTTCCTCGATGCTCCAGCTTTGGCTTTTCTATCCCCAGCCACACCGCAAAAGAGCAGTCGATATCCTCGTCCAGGTACTGCTGATACTTCGTAAGCTTGGGGAGTGGTGGCATCTTTCGCAGCGCGAAGATCTCGCCAGCGTCAGTCGCCCGGTAAACCACTTCGGACTGATCACAGAACCCCGGTGGCTTTCCGCATTTCATCAGGTCTTGCGCAACCAGCACGTCCAGGTTGTTCGCATCGTCATAGCCGGGGCTTGTCAGGAAGTAATTGCGAGACACTTCCCGGTGATACCGACTCTCCGGCCGGATACCCAGCGTGTGCCACAGCAGGCCGAGTTGGGCCTCGCTGATTTGAAATTCACTCATGGCAATGCTCCATGCGAAAGCCTCCGAAAGTTCGGTGGCGAATAGGTTGGTGGTGGGCTATACGTGGTGACCGGCATGGGGCCGGGTGAAGGAGCGAAGATGTCAAAGACGACAGACATACAGGTGCGTTGCCTGTACTGCAAAACCTGGTTCAAGTCCGCGATTTGGATCGGCGACCGTGCTGGCTTTGAAGGTAGTCATTTGTTCGGCAATCAACAGCAATGCCCAAAATGCGGGAAAATGACTCCGTGCAACAAAGAGAATTTCAAAGCACGCTTCGAGGATGGTGGATCAATAGGAGTCGATACCATCTAACCCTGATCGCGGCTTGCAGATGTCGGCCGTATACTGCGCGCGATGCCAGGCGTTTTGGTGATCGCGCCTTTCTTGATCATCGCGGTGATGCGGTCTGAGATCGCATTGCCGTTCACATTGGCGGCTTTCGCCATCTCGGCAACTGTCGGCGAATAACCGTTCTTCTTGCGGTACTCCGCGATGAAGGTCAGGGTTTCGGCCTGTACCCGGGTCAGTTCATTCTTCGTCTGCATCTGGATCGTCCTCCGCCATTCCAAGCTCGCGCAACTGACGCGCTAGTTTTTCAGTTACGACAAAACCTGACGGCGCTGGCGTCAGAATTCGTTTAGCCTCATCGGGCGACGCATCCACCAGGTACAGCACCATCGTTTGATACAGCTCCTGCCGGTTGTCGAATCCGTGAGTCTTCATCAGCTGGCGCAACTTTTTGTTGATTCCTAGCGGAACATCCACCGACAGTTTCTCGATGCCCAGCTTGTTCTTCTCGGCTTTCTTCCTTGCCCGGTACGCCGCCGAGTGCTTCGCGGCTGCTGTCTTTTCCATGGGATGCCTCTTTGATCTGCTGCGCTGGCAAGTCCAGCCAGGCTTGCCGGCGGCGCTGGTGCACGCGGTTGTTGATCTTGCGCATCAAGTGGGTTCGGCCAAGGTGATGCTGTGTTCTTTGGCAATGCGCCGGACGGTGCGGCTGTCGATGCCGACGGCAGTGGCGATTGCCGATGCGGTGTTGCCCTGGGCTGCCAGCTCACGGACGCGAGGCTCGTGCCTGTCGCGCTTTGCCTTGAGGTTCTTCGGGTGGTTGCCGATCGCGGTAAACGGCACCTCGCCGCTTTTCCCAGCCGGAACCAGTTCGATTCGGTGCCCGGTCGCAAGGTAGTGATCGATCTGGGCCGACAGCTGCGCAACGACCTGCTTGTGCTGGTCTGGCACGCTTTCGCCAATCATTGCAGCACCGCCTGTGACAGCGTGACCTTCACACCGTCTGCGCGCGCCTCAAGGGCCTGGGCAAAGTTGACCGCATCCTTCCAGTTGAAGCGGAAGCCGCGCACCTTTCCGGTTTCGATTTCCACGACGTGGTAGGCGCTAACTCCCTTGGCGACAACCTGATAGCGAATCTTTTGGGCTGGTGGCTCTTTACCGATCATGGCGTAGAACTCCGCGGTGGCAAGATGAGTGCGGGCGCGCATGGCGTTCAGGCCATCCACGCGCTGCTGAATGATGGGGTGCATGTCCTTTCCTCAGATGGTTGCGTGTACTCGTCAGCGCTCTGACCGCCTGCTATTTGCCGTTGGGCGCAGGGGAGAGCGCTGGCGGGTAAACGCCGGGTGAAAAAAAGCCCCGCCAAGACAGGGCTTTTCCTTGATGCAGGTTCACAACGCCTCCGTACGTGAACCAGTTCGCCTGGCGCTGCGTGAGGCAGTAGGCCGGGTTCAATGTCGTTTACATGGCTGCAAATCCTCTTTCCCGAGTGATGTTGGGAAGTTGTTGCCACGCTTTTTATGACGCGAGTATTGCGGGGCGCACCCGTCGCACGGGTGGAGCAGGTGGGCGGTTATAGGCCGCAGTTTCGTCCGCATCCCGCTGCCCACTCGCTGAATGGGCAGAAGTGATGCGATGCTCAGCGACTCAAACGGAACCACATCGCCATGCCCAAGAGCAGGCCAGACAGAACGCCGACCAGGTAGGCCATGGATATGATGTGGATAGCGCTGGCGGCGACGAGAAGAGCGAAGCCGAGCAGGAGAACGGCAAGTAGGCGGCTGATCACCGCACCACCTTCACAACGCTGTGATCCCCTTATCGACCGCGCGGCGAACCTTCTTGGCTTCATCAGGCTGCATGCTTTTCAGGTAGTCATTGTTGAAGACGATCTGAGCGCGCAGGCAGTAGGTGTCAGGCTTGCCCATGGTCGACGTTTCGAGTCCGCTCTGGCCTTCCTTGTCGACCGCGCAGTGCGTGTAAAGCGGATTGTTGTTGGCGTCCTTGGCATCCTCGAACGAGTTGTCGTTCACCTCGCCGATCATGATCTGCTTGCTGAAGTCGGCAGTGATGTCGCTCGGGATCTTCCCGGATCGTCCGATGTACAGCATCCCGGCAATTTCAATCCGGACACCGGCCTTGGTCACGTAGCCCTGGGCGACTGCTTCAGCAGCGCTGTACCAGTCGTCAAACTCGACGATGCGGGCGCCTTCGTAGTCCTTGTCGGTCTTGATCCAGTTGCGCACAGTCACCAAGGCGCCAGAGCCGGAAACCGCAGCGAACGCATACTTCGCAGCAACGCTGTCTTTTTCCATCTTGCCGAAGTCATCGACACCGGCCTTGCCGTGGAGCCAGTAGATGACCTCCTGATGCGCATCGCTGACCTTCAGATCGGCAGGCATCGGCAGACTGATCACCGCGTCGTTCTGGATGACCGCGATGTCGCAGGCGCCGTCCTTCAGCTTCTCGGCGTTCTCCACTGAGCCGCCGGTATTGATCACTTTGACCTCGCCACCGTCCTGTTTGGCAATCGTGTTGCCGATGCTGGTGCCGAGGCTTTCGTAGAAGCCGCCTTCACCGCCGGTGCAGAAACGGAGGGTAGGTGGTGCCGCGCTGGCGACAGCTGAAATATTCAGCAGCACGGCCAGTAGTAACACTTTTGATTTCATGGGTGTTCCTCAGGTTGGGGGATTTCCCAATGCATCCTGTTGCCAAGCTGCATCAGCGAAATGCTCAACCGATCCGGAAATCAGGGCACACCAGCGTGAGCACCTGGCGACCACGTTTTGCGCCCGCCTCGCGGACAAACACGTCGTAGGCTGGGAACAGCTTCGATCCACGGTTTTCCTTTACTTCAGCATGTAGTCCCGGAATCCCAGGGCATAAAGCGTTGAATCGGCGACTTCACGAATGGAGATCATGGTGTTGCTCCTGTTGATTTCCCGTCTGGCCCTCAACCTCGAAGGCCAGCCAGTGAAATCAGGTGCCGGTCTTTTCCCGGCTGTCATCCAGTCCTCGGCACTGGCGCCGCCCTTTACCCGCTGCTGATTGCAGGCTCCAGGTCGTCGGTTGGTTGGGCGTTGCGCTTCCTACTCGCCACCTCAATGAGCATCTGTTGGTGGCGGATCACGGGTCCTTACAACATGCACGCTGCAGCGCGATGTGCCCGGGGGAATGGGGCAGGGTGCATGAGGTCCGGCGCTCCCAGCCGAAGCTGTCGGGTGCGCTAATTCTTCAAATCTTCTCCATTACCGCCGGAGTGGCGGGGCGCATCGCTTGCCGGGTCATTCACGCGGTTCGGGCATTTCGCCCTTGATCAGCCGTCCAGGGTTTTCCCTGTCGTTGGCAGGCTTTCCTCGTTCGCCTGTCTGATCACCGGTCGCCGGTAGAGGCAATGCGGTCTGTTGATTTGTTGCGCTGGTTTTTAAAGAGCGGCAGGGCTCTCACCCTGCTCGCGGCGTTGCCGCTGCGATGGGTAAACAATACGTGAGCGTATTAACACGCGTCAATACGCCTACGTATTATTTTTTTGGTGGGCGAAAAAAAACCCGCTCGTCAGCGGGTCTCGGGGGTGGGCAACGGGCCTTCAGCTATCAGATTTATCGGCTGCAACCGCCTTTCTGAGGGTTTCGGAAACGGCGGCGCTCAGCCCGTTACCTTTGCCAAATGCTTTTTTCACTACGTCATCTGCCGCTAAAAGCTTTTCGACTTTGGCTGCACTTGCTTTGGAGCTGGCGATTTGCTCTTGTAGTGCTGCGATCAGTTCGTCACTCGTTTGCTTATATCTCTTAAGCGCCCAATCTATCGAGACAGAGGTATTAGCCTGACTTAGCTCTTTTTTTGCAGAGTCATTTATTTTCTGAGCGCTATTTACATTCATGAGCAACCGAGTGTTGGCCTGCTCGGAGCGAATGATGGCTTTACATTGCTCTATAAATGCAACGGCGACATCTCGGTCTGTGGGCTTATGCTGCCATGCCCTGGCCTGGAGGCCGGCTTCAATCTCATCAAGGCTATCAATGGAAGATGTAGCTCGCTTGAAGTACTCTGCAAAGGTGATTCCGTCTTCACCCTTGGCCTTGAGCTGTCGCTCGGTCTGTACCGCTGTTGTCTGTGCAGCTTGCGCCGCTGCTTCTGTCTCTTGAACAGATTGGTATTTATTCCAAGATAGCCACCCGACGCCCAAAACAAGAATGGCGAACACGCCGGCCGTAACAGTTTTCATCCGAGCTCTCCATTGCCCAATAGTGATTGTGATATTTCGTAAGCGTCAAGCCAGAACCGATCGAGGCCACTTAGCATCAATGACCTTACCTACAATCAGCCACTCGCTATCAACTTCCACGGTAGGGAATGCTGAGTTAAGAGGCTTGAGGAATGCCCGACCAGAGTCCCATACAAACTGTTTGAATGTCGCCTCGTTGGTGTCAACCATTTTAGCCACGACATACTGTCCGCTCTCCACGTCGAAGCCTGGCGCGACCAGAATCACCATACCCTCAGGGAAAGACATGCCGTTCGTAGTGGTCATGGACGGCCCCTTGACCTTCAGCCAAAAACCGTTCGGCCCCGCCCATGCATCTGATGGGTGTACTTCACACATTGCGATATTCGACAACTCCAGCGCCTCCGTGGCTGTGCCGGCCTGCACCCAGCTGATTTCTGGATACTCGTAATACCGCACCGGGCCCGAAGCAGGTTCGACGTTGGCGTCGAAAACCCCGACAAGATCTGGTTTCGGCCCGCCGTCCCATAGCCATTTGCTGGGAATTCGAAGCGCTTTAGCGATGCGCTCTACATTATCGCGCTTCGGCGATTTCGATTCGCCGGTAATGATTCTGTGGACGGTCGGCTGGGTCACTCCAGCTTGTCTGGCCAGTTCGCCCTCGCTCCATCCCTTCGCGCTCATTTCGGAAAATATCCGGTCCCCGATGTGCATTGGCCACCAATAGAAAAACGTATTACGGAAGTGTATTGCCTGTTCCAATACGCTTGCGTATCATAAAATTAATACGCTGCCGGATTGGAGGGCACCTATGACGATTCAACAAATGCTGTGTGACTTGTTCGCCATGGGCTTTTCCCAACAGGCGATCGCGGACCGCACAGAAACAACCCAGCCAACAATTCACCGCGCCAGTAAAGGCGCCGGTGTTCGTTACGAGACCGGCAAGGCGATCGAGGCTTTGTACGAAGAAGCACTGGTCAGTGGTAGCGAAGTGGCATGACCACAGATTACGAACGAGAGAGCCCTATGGAAACGTCCAGTTCAAGACATGCACCGCTTACCCGTGACCAAGTGCTGATCGCGCATGCACAAAACCAGATTGCCCGCACGAACCTGAGCCAGGACGATTTCGCCCAGGCGCTCAGCCGTCAGCTTCATTTGGCTTGTGCTGATCAGGCCAAAGACAAGGTAGTCCCTGATTTTGAAGCATTAGCTACGACCAACGACGCTTCCGAATTCATGAAAGCGACAGGCCGCTGGCTCAAACGCGTTCAGCGTTGGCTATCAGGTGAATCAGAGATGCCTTCGTGGCTGGAAGAGTCCTGGGTGAACGCTCTAGAGCCTTCGTTCCGCGATCACTGCCTGAATGAGTTGGCGAGTCGCCACGGGTTGACCGGTGCTCGCCGTATCCAAAGCGAGGCATGCGCAAACCTGAGCTTCGGCTCATTGATTCGCGCGATGGGCAACCTGATCGATTCGGGTAGCGAGGTGTTCGACGACCAGGTGATGTGTGAAAAGGACCTGCACCTTTTGCCCGAATTCGCCAAGCACTGCCGTCAGGCGGAAGCGAAGGCTGGGGAGCTGGGCCGTAAGGCTGAGGCATTCATCGCAGCGAGCGCTCGTCCCGTCCCGCATTCCGTAAAGGTCGCCTAATCATGAAGCCCCTGAAGGTTGACCAAGCCACCTACGACGCCGTTGTCGCTTCAACGATTGCCCTGACTGAAGAAGCATTGAGAACGCGAGGGCATAGCCCAGCTGAGCGCGCTTATCGGATCGCTGGTGCAGTACGAATCGCGGACCACGTTCTGCGCGAGGACATGGTAGGGGGCGTCAACTACTCCGAAGCAGAGCTAAAGCGCTTTCTAGGGTGGCATGAAAGGCTAAGACGTCAACTTCGACGGTTTCTTCGCTTCTGTGGTTTTTCAAAAAAACCTGACCGTGATCCTCAAGACATCCAGTCACTGTGTCATGCGCTTGGAGTTCCCCATCCACAGCGTCGACCACGGTGTAGCCAGCCTCCATACGAAGTATATGACGCTGAGCAAAGCTTCGATAAACCAACCCTTTGAGTTTCATGTCCGGCCTCCGAGGCCTTTTCGTGTGGAAGCAAAAAGCTACCACGGATGCGCCGGACACCTAAATCGCAGACACAAAAAAGCCGGGATTGCGGCCCGGCTTCTTCAACAACACTTGTGAGGCTGATTATGCACACCACGACTACCCAGAGCAAGAGCCCACCTGATTCGTCAGTTTTCACCGCTCAACCAGACCTGTCGCGTCAGGTGATGTCGTCCCGGGAGATCGCGGAGCTGACTGGCAAGCGTCACGACAACGTCAAGCGCACCATCGATACGTTGGTGGGCGACCGGGTAATAAGTTCTCCTCAGATTGAGGAATACCCTGCCAGTGTTGGTCGTCCAGGTAAGCACTACCTCATCGGCAAGCGCGACAGTTTCGTAGTCGTCGCACAGCTCAGCCCCGAATTCACCGCTCGCCTGGTTGACCGCTGGCAGGAACTGGAAGAACAGGCCGGCCCGCGCATTCCCGCGAACTACGCCGAAGCGCTCCAACTGGCTGCTGACCAAGCCCGCGAAAACAGTCGGCTCCTCGGAGTGATTGAGTTGCAGGCTCCAAAGGTCGCCGCCATACGCCGCCTTGCTGCTGCCGAGGGCGCGATCTGCATCACCGACGCGGCCAAGCAACTGGGCGTACCGCCGTCGAAGCTCTTCGACTGGCTGCAGGCCAACCGCTGGATATACCGCCGTGGTGGTTCCACTCGCTGGATCGCTATGGAGCCGCGTATTCGCTCCGGTTTCCTGAAGCACAAGGTGACCGCGCTCAAACCCGACACCGAAACCGGCGTAGAGCGCGCTGCGTTTCAACCCCTCGTAACCCCGAAAGGACTGGCCGTGCTGGCCGAAAAGAACATTGGAGTCGCGCAGTGAGCGTTCAAGCAATGTCATGGGCTCTCGCACTGCCGAAGGCTTCCCTCGAGAACCCTGCTGCCCGTCATGTACTGCTTTGCCTGGCCAACTACGCCGGTAGCGATGGTCGTGGCGCATTCCCATCTGCACTGACTCTGTCCGAAGACACTGGTCTTTCCGAGCGCACCGTTCGCCTGAAACTCGATGAGCTGGAGAAGGCTGGCTTCATCACCGAAGGCAATCAGGCAATCGCCGCGGCCTACATCGACCGTCGCGACCGCCGCCCGGTGGTGTACGACCTTCAGCTTAAACGGGGTGCAAATGCTGCACCCCGCAAGGAACGGGGTGCAGATAACCGCACGGGGTGCAGCTCACAGCAGAACGGGGTGCAGGAAAACGCAGAACGGGGTGCAGCAGCTGCACCCAATACACCACTTAACCATCAGGTAACCGAAGAGCAGCTGCAGCAGCGCGAGTTGGCTGACGAGATTGACCGGCAAGAGAGCGTCGCCGCTGAGTGCCAATCGCCAAACCAGCGCTTCGCCATGTTCGCCAAGTGGGAGCCAAACGCGAAATCTCTGGCTGACCAGATAGCAATCGCGGGCCTGCCAGCCGACGCAGTACCTGACGCAGCGATCCGAGCGTTCATGGGTTTCTTCATCGCCAAACCGACCACGGTGGATTCGGGAGCGGGCTGGTGCTACCGGCTGGTGCAGTGGGTGAAGCGTGAGCGCGTGAAGGCATCCGGGCAGGGCAAAGCTCCTGACTTCAACGACACCAGCTGGGGCGATGACCTGGGAGGTCTTTGATGAAATCCGTTTCCAACATGCTGCAGCAAATGCCAAACGTACCGACCGCTGCCGTCGTGCCTCTCAAGGCTGACGCCGGGACTGTCCAGGTCATCAATGCGCTATTCCGCGAGCTGATGGCGATATTCCCAGCGTGGAAACAGGCATGGCCGGACGACGATGCGCTGAAGGCTGCAAAAGCGTCGTGGACCAAGGCCTTCATGGCTGAAGGCATCCAAAAGATTGAGCAGGTCCGCTTCGGGATCGAGCAGTGCCGGAAGATGAAAAAACCCTTCGCTCCAAGCTCCGGTGAGTTCGTCGCGATGTGCCAGCCAACGCCGGAGATGCTCGGCATTCCTCCGTTGGAAAAGGCATTCCGCGAAGCCTGCCGCAATGCTCACCCATCCATGGCGGGGCAGGGCAAGTGGAGCCACGACGCCGTCTGGCATACGGCCAAAGAATGCGGATTCGAGCCATTGAACAGGCTGGAAACCTCGCTGGCTCTGAAGCTGTTCGAGCGCAATTACGTGATCACGATTCGGCGGATGGTTGAAGGCTTGCCGCTTCAGGCGATGCCGCTGGCACTGCCGGCCAAGGCCGAAGCGCGCCGCACACCCGATATCGGAAACCAGGCCTTGGCCGAACTGCGCGCCCGCCGATCCGGGGTCAATCCAGCCGAAGCACCGAAGGAGGTCAGCTGATGGCTTTTACCGATTCCCGCATTCAGCAGCTTCTCGCTGGGCAGTCATCCACCGCCCGAAAAGTCTTCGAACACGTACCCATCCAGCAAGCGTGGAGCGCGCACGACATCCACTGCGCCGCGCTGGCCGTCAACGCGACTTCGGTATCCGTGCATGCGGTTCGCCGCGCGCTGGGCGAATTGAAAGATGCCGGAATCATCCGCGAACCCGTGGGCAGCAAGTTTCAGCGAGACGCCGTAACCATAAAACTCAGGATCGAAAAGCCCATGTCGAAGCCAGCAGTCGAAGTCGTAACTCCCACCAAAAAGGCCGAAATCAACGCGCTTGACGCCCTTGCGGGGCTGTCGGCCGAGGTCGTGACCCTAGCGAATGAATTTAGCGCCCGAATGAAGGCGATGGCCACTCGCATAGAGGAAGTTGCTCTCTCTGTCGAGGCTGAGCGCGAGGGCAGTGCCCAGGCAACGGCAAAGCTGAAACAGCTGCAGAGCCTGCTCAAGGAAATCGGAGGTGCGGCGTAATGAGCGCCCTCGACACGCAAGTAGCCGGCGGCCATTACAAGTCGCTGAGGATCCAGCCGATCGAATACATCCATGCCAACGGCATTCCTTTCGCCGAAGGCAGCGTCATCAAGTACGTAACCCGCTGGCGCGAGAAGGGTGGCCTTGCTGATCTGGAGAAAGCGAAGCACTTCCTCGAGCTCTTGATCGAGCTTGAATCGAAAAAGGAGTCCGCATGAAAACCGTAATCGCTCTGATCGGCGTGGCCCGCAGCGCCTGTTCACTGATTCAGTGCGCCTACTCCAGCCAGGTGGCGCCGTTCGAATACCAGTTCGGGAGCGGCCTTTGAGTAAGCAGACCAAGCTGACCAAGGCCGCCCGCGGGCGTGACTGCCAGATCCGCGTGCCGGGCGTGTGCAATGGCAACCCCGAAACCACAGTGCTGGCCCACTTCCGCCTGGCAGGCACGCGCAGCGGCATGGGGATCAAGCCAAACGACCTGCAGGCCGCCTGGGCATGCTCAGCTTGCCACGACGCTGTTGATGCGCGCAGCCGGACCGAGTTCAGCCACGACGAACTTCGCCGGATGCACCTCGAAGGCATCATTCGGACGCTAGACATCCTGGTAGCCGAAGGCAGGGTGGCGGCGTGACAGCGTTCAAGCTGAAAACCTACAAGCCAAGGGCTGTGCGGGCGCCAAGGATCGACCGCGAGGGGCTGGAGCAGGCGGCTCTGCTCGCTGAGCTCCGAGTACGTCACCCCGAAGCGTGGGAGCACATCCATCACGTTCCGAACGGCGGACAGCGGCACAAGGCTGTCGCCGCAAAGTTGAAGGCCCAAGGCGTGAAGGCGGGTATTCCTGATCTGGTGCTGACCATGGCCCGTGGCGGTTATTTCGGCCTGTACCTGGAGTTCAAGGCCACGCCGCCGAACGACGCCCCGATATCGGCCAGCCAGCACGCCTGCATTCGCCGCCTGAACGAGCAGGGCTATCTCGCCATCGTGTGCCGTGGCCACTTCGACGCCATGGAGCACATCCGGGCATACCTCCGACTTCCGAAAACCGTGGTGGCTGCATGAGCAAGACCGGCATCGTTTCATTCTCCGACGCTGAGATTCGCAGGCAAGCCGCGACCGGCCAGTACGAATCAATCCGCGACCCGCGTCACCCAGGGCTGTACTTGCGTTTCAACCTGAAGCGCGATCGTGGCACCTGGTATCTGGTGACCAAGAAAAAGTGGAACAAGGTGGGCGGCTATCCAGCTTTGAGTTTTAAGGCGCTGGCCGGCGTGATGCCGCAGATCCATGCGCGCCTGGCTGCCGATCCTGCTGCATCTGCTGCGGCTGGCACGCTCCAAACGGTCGGCGAGTTGCTCGACTGGTACTCGGAGCGCCAATCCCGCGACCGCAGCCTTTCGGATAAGCGCCGAACCTCGGCCAAGTCAGCAATTCACTGCCATCTGAAGCCACGTCTTGCCGAGATGCAAATATGCGACGTGTCGCGGGCTACCATCGACCGAGAGGCCATGTGGCCCATGCAGGAAGAGCTATCGCTCTCGTATGTCCGGCTGATGTGGGGCGTACTGGTGGTGGCATTCAAACAGGCCGAAAAGCTCAAGCTGATCGCCACCAATCCAATTGCGGGCTTCAGGTTCACCGACTTCACCAAGGCCAAGATCAAGCCGAAAACGTCCCGATTGCGCGGCGTGCAAATCGAGTCATTGGTTGAGGCATTCGCCGATGGCTTTGATCATGCCCCCTCTGACCACATGCTGGCGCTGCTGATGCTCTGCCACGGCACCCGGGTCGGGGAGACGCGTCAGGCCCGCTGGTCACACTTCGCTATCGCTGACGGCGGCGAGTGGTTCCTGCCGGCTGAGAACACCAAGACCCGGTGCGAACACTGTCTGCCGCTGACTGGGCAGGTGGTTGGCCTACTGAAGCGATATCGCGAATGGCAGGCATCGAAGGGCTACCAAGGCACGTATCTGTTCCCGAGCAAGAACGGCCGCCCGATGACCGAAGGCCAGGCCTGTGCGGTGTTCACCCGGCTGGGGCAGGGTGAGTGGACTAGCCACGACCTGCGCAAACTGGCGCGCACCGCATGGACTGATCTCGGGGTTGATTACCTGATCGGCGAGATGCTGGTGAACCACACGCTGACCCGCAACGTTCAGACCTACATCCATACCCATGCCGAACTGCTGAAGCGTGAGGCGCTTGAGAAGTGGCATCACCGTTTAGACGAATGTGGTTTCGCCCAGATACATGGGTGGAAAGACGGCGGAAACGGAAATTCGCATATCCCTGCTCAGGCCATGAAACACGCGGCCTCTAGCGTTATTCAGAATCCGTAAAAGGCGAGGTTTCAAAAGCATGAGAAAGAGCCATGGCCCTGCCTTCCGCAAGGAATTGAAGCCGCTGATGGAGTGCGGCGCCTGCCGTGGCACTGGCGCTATCAGCGGCGTGTTTCATCAGCTCGACTGCGCCAACTGTCACGCATCGGGCTGGGTCTGCCAGGCGACCGGTGATGCTTTGCCGCTCGACGACCTAGTGCCGCAGCTGAACATGAAGCTGCGCAACATGGCCGCCGAATTGAACCGTGCTCGTCATGCCCAAGGCGGCGCGTACGAGCAGTACGAACAGAACAACCGTCTGGGCGCAGGCGGATCGAACTACACCGGGGACTGAGGGCACATCATGATTTATCAAAGCGTTTCGAGTGCTGTTGTGTCCGCTCTTGCGGCTGAGGCCAAGAGCGGCGCTAAGGGGCAGGCCTGGCAAAAGCTGTACAGCTCCGTGGAAGAGGAAGGCGGTGACATTTCAACGCTGGCACGCGGTAGCGACGGAAGTCTGGATCGCGACCAGGTCGACTACTGGATTGCTGCACGTCTTCACCACCTTCTCACCCCTCGCCACTGGCATGCGCTTGTGGCGAAGTACTCCACGCACAAAGGTAAGAAGGTCGAGGCAATCAGCCTACTCAGGGCGGTCATCGCGACGCCTGCGCCTGCCGTATTTCTTTACAAGGCCGTTACTGCTTGGGCTATTCCTAAATTGCCAGGTGCAAGGCCAAAGCGAGCAACCTCAGTATCGGTGGAGATCCCGCTTGATGCGCCCGACTGGCGCCGAGAGGCAATGGTCAGTGCGGCTGTTGCAGCAGGCAAAGCTCGGCTACGCACTGCTGAATCGCGATCTGCCGACATGATCGTGCTGCCGGACAGCTTCTATGACATGAACACTTGGGACCTGGATGCGGCGGGTGAGTCGACTCGCCGTCGTTGGCGTGCTGGGATCAATGAAAAGCTCAATGGCATTATTGACGAAGCGTTGGCGCACGCTGAGCAGATCCTTCGCACGGAGGGTGTTCTGTCTGATGTCGCCGCGTGACTTATAGTTGACATGAGTGAGCGGATGAGCGAAATTATCCGCATCCTGTCATTCCTGCGCAAGTCGAGGATTGACCCCGAAGCCCGACCATTGAGTCGGGCTTTTTTCTGGTGCAAATTTCCTGTTTGTGTCATCTTGCCATTATCCAAAAAGGAGGTGGCGATGACGCTGTATGAGCAGATAAAGAACCGATTCCAGGAGCAGGAAGCCGCGCAGAATATGCAGCTGAATCTTTTGGCGAGAGCGGCTGGCAATATCGTCTCAGGGTTCGGAAATTACCTTGGAACACCTGACCAGCTGTGGAAAGGTACAGACGGTAAATCTGGGCGGTATGTAATGCTTGGTACCGGCAATGGCACCGGTTTTGAGGAAAAACGCTGGATGGCGCTCACCAGCACCGGTGGAGTTGTAGATTTCACGATTGCGGTTACCGTGCTTGGGTCTGACGATGCCATCCCGCGATGCACTCTCACTTTCCCGATTTCAGCGAAGTTCTGCGATCAGGGATACGAGTTTGCTGTTCACTATCAGAACAACGTTACTCCCGTGATCATCAGCCCTGAAGAGGTCAAGGCGGGTCAATTTGCGGCCTTGTACAACGTGCTGACTGAGCGGCTACTTGCATATTTCGACCCCGCCAAGGTTCTCATTCAGAACTGATCGGCTATGTAGTTCGGCATGCATGGTAGAGCAGAGACCCCCTTCGCCGGGCTCATAAACCGGACGTCGGCGGTTCGAATCGTTCTTTGCGTCATCGTAAGGTCAGCGCAGCGCTGGCCTTTTTTGTTTCCGCCGGCATAGCTAAGGAGGTAAGAGCCTCCGCCTCGTAGCCGGAGGGCCGAGGATTTAGTTCCTTGTGGCGGCACCGATTCAGATGTCGAGCAGATCAGGCGCAATGCCCAAGGCCGCTGCGATCTTATCGCGAGTGGTCTTGCGCGGACGGGAGGCCTGTTCCTGCTGTGCATAAGCTGACTGAGTGATGCCGATACGTTCGGCCACTTGCGCCTGAGATAAGCCGAGATGCTTACGCCAAGCAGCAGCAGCGGAAAGATCCTCTTTGACCATGTACCCGACCACCTCGTTAGGCACCAGATCCTCTTGGGGATGTTCCTTGACGTACTGTGCGTAAGGGATAACCACAAAGGCCGGAGTTCCATCCGGCCCGTTGATAATTTGCACGTTAGTAGGTGTGTTCATCGCGCTTTTTCACCTCTTCGATATTCACGATCTTCACGCTGCCGTCCCAGTCGAACATTACTCGGTAGTTTCCTACCCTGAGTCGGTAGCCGTATTGGTGGTTGGTGAGGCTTTTGATGTTCTGGACATTCGGCATGTAGGCCAGAGCCTGAGCTGCATCGTAGATCTTGCCTTGATCGGCTTTGTTGATTTTGCCGAGCTGCTTCGATGCTTTCCGTGTCCAGTTGATCTTGTTCATGTCTGCCTCGCTGTGTGTGAGGCAATTATAAGTATATCCATAAGTATTAACAAGTATTATTGGTAAAAATACTTGTTAAGGAATGTCGCGCCATTGGATTTACCTGAGCGGCGCCCGACGCGGTACCGCCGGTCGTCACCAGTACGGGAAAAACACCCGCAGTTGAAGCGCCTCATTTCTCTTCTGTGCTGGGGGCGGCTTCGGCGGGCTGATGGAGAGACATCGTTTATTTCCGGTTACGCAGTAGGAAGGGTGACGCTCAATTCGGCAGCAACAGAAAATCCGTCACTTGCATTGGGAAGGGTCACTTTGTACGAACTTTTCACAATTAACATACGCCGTCCCTCCGACGGCTGCTAACCTGAACTCTCTTGGGTTTGGGTAGAGATCGGAAGCTTATGGAGAAGCGTCGGCCTATGAATGGCACTGATGACATCAGGATAAATGTTCAGGACAGCACTGAGCTGAAGTATTGGTCCAATAAGTTTGGCGTCTCTAGAGACGAAGTGAAATCCGCAGTTAACGCTGTGGGCGACTCATTAACTGAGGTTCAGAAGAAGCTTCAGCCTAAGCCGCTGGTGTAGATCGAAAGTTTGGCGATGTGTCGGGTTTTCTGTGGGGAAGGCCAGCACTGACTAGGTCCGGAATGCCCAAAGTCGTTATGAGCCTGATACCCCGATGTACAGGCGTCCTCCGCACAACGGGCGGAAATATCATCAAACCTATACGAGCCTCGGCATTTGCCGGGGCTTTTTGCATTCTGGAGTAGTGATGGACCCAACGGACCTCGGCCCGGGCACTGCCACCTGGTTTGGCGGCACTGGCACCGTCTTGCTTGCTGGCTTCCTCTGGATGAGGAGGTTTCTGTCACGCGACGCAGCAGACAGAGCCATGGACAATGCCGATATCGGGACTGTCCGGCGACTGAATGAATTGCTCGACTCAGAGCGCACTGCTCGTAAGGAAGCTGAGGCGAGAGCCGACCAGTTCGCGAAAGAGCGGAACGAACTTGCTGCCGCAGTTGGCCGGATGGAAGGGAAGATCGAAGCCCTTACCAGCCAGGTCGCACAACTCACTGACAAAGTGACCACCCAGAGTGCGGAGATCGGACGGTTGCGGTCACAGCTCGGAGGCGCCAACTGATGGACAGATGTGCAGTCAACTTCATTGCTCGCCATTGGTGGCGTCGAGTGGAGGTGTGGGTAATCGCTGCGCTACTCGTTTTCGGCGGATCGGTGCTCGGATTTCAAGTCGGGCATTGGGCATTGGGCAGTTGGTACACCCAACAGGTAGCGGAGGTTCGGCGCGGCTATGACGAAGCGCTGAATCAGCGAGACCTTCGGCTCAATCGCCTCGCTGAGAATACTGGCAAGGCGGCTGAGAAAGTCGAGGCCGCTGCGAGTACCGCGACCCAGGCAGCAAGCACGGCAACACAGGCCGCTGACACCGCAAGCAAGGCCGCCGACAAGGCTGGGGAAGTCTTGGAACGAGCAACTCAATAGCAAGGTTCAACCATGATCCGTGTTCAGTCGTCCGGCCTCGCGAGCAATCTCGCTGAGCTGACAGATATTGAGCGCAATCAGATTCCGTTCGCGACAGTCCTCGCCCTTACCGAGACCGCCAAGCTGGTGAAGACGCGGCTCGAAGGAGAGATGCGGACGGTCTTCGACAGACCCACGCCTTACACGCTCGATAGCCTCAGGCTGATACCAGCCACCAAGCAGAAGCTTGAAGCAAGGGTATGGATCAAGGACGAGGCTGACGGCGCGGCCCCTGCTACACGTTGGCTTACGCCTGAGGTCTACGGCGGTGAGCGTAACCACAAGCGTAGTGAAGGCCTGTTGCGAGCTCGAGGCATCCTGCCTGATGGCAAGTTCATCGTTCCCGGCAAGGGCATGAAGCTGGACAGCTACGGCAACATCAGTCGTGGCCAGCTGCAGAAGGTCTTGTCAGGTCTCGGCGCACAAGGCGACCGATTGCAGAACAGCACCGATAGTAAGCGCAGCATTGGCAACCGCAACCGTTACTTCGTCATGAGGCGAGGCAGGCAGCCCATTGGTATCGCAGAGCGCACTGGCACCAGGCGAGCCAACGTACAGATTCTGATCGCGTTCACCAGCAAGCCCGGCTATGCGAAGACACTCGATTTCTTCGGCATCGGGGAGCGGGAAGCAGAGACTCAATTACCCATCCAGTTCGCGAAGGCGTTCGACCGGGCGCTGGCGACGCGCAGGCGGTAGCGCACCAAAATGAGGCGGGCGGCTAGAGTGGGGGAGTTGACGTGCTACAAAGGGTCCTTTCCGCCCACACCCTGGGGTGAGGGTAATTCGAGCCCCGATTTTCCATTATTTATGACTTTTTTTGAGGGCGGGGCGGTTCCGGTTCCGGTTCGGGTGAAAAATGGCGAGTCAGATCGAAGTCGCAGCCCATCTGGACCTCACCGATCGTCAGATTCGAAATCTGGTTGCAGACGGCGTATTACCTGCTTCCAAGGGGCGCGGCGGGATGGATATCGACTCCTGCCGAGTTGCCTACATCGCCTATCTGCGAGGCCTTGGTAGCGGGCAGGTGAAACCGGAAGTCACCCCTGTTGGAACGGAGGGGATCGACCCCCTGATCGAATACAAGCTCATGGAAGAGCGCCGAGGCCTGACAGCTGCTCAGCGGATCGGCCAAGAGAACAAGAACGCCGTTTCTGCCCGGCAACTGGTGCCCGTCGAATTCAGTACGTTTGCCCTGTCCCGCGTCGTTGAACAGATCGGCTCTGTGCTCGACACCGTCACGCACAAGGTGAAACGAAAGCACCCCGACATCGAAGTACGCCACGTCGAAGCCATGCAGCGGGAAATCGCGCTGGCCCGCAATATCGCCTCAGAACTGGGCGACAAACTGCCTGAGATTCTTGATGAGTACCTCGCCACCCTGGATGAATGATCTGCGTAAAGCGATCAAGGCCGGGTTGCAGGCGCTTTTTAAGGAGCCTCCACTTACGTGCGTGGACTGGGCTGACACACATTTCTATCTTTCATCTGAGTCTTCATACCAAGAAGGCAAGTGGGAAACCGCTCCGTTCCAGGTGGCTCTGCTCAACAGCATGGGCAACGACCTCATCATGTTTTTCAACCTGATGAAGTCCGCGCGCGTTGGTTACACCAAGATGCTCATGGCGAACATGGGCTACAAGGTTCAGCACAAGCGTCGGAGCGTGGCGGTGTTTTCGCCTACCGACCCAGACGCTGAAGACCTGATGAAGCAGCATATCGAGACGATGGTGCGTGACGTGCCTACGCTTCTGGATATTGCGCCCTGGTACGGGAAAAAACATCGCGACAGTTCGCTCAGTTCCAAGCGCTTTCTGAACAAGAAGATGCTGTGGTGCAGAGGCGGGAAGGCGAGCCGGAACTATCGCGGTATCTCTGCCGATGAGGTGGTATACGACGAGCTATCCAACTTCGAGCAGAACGTCGACGGCGAGGGCGCCCCGACCTTTCTTGGTGACAAGCGTCTTGAAGGCGCCACGTTCAAGAAGTCGATTCGCGGCTCTACACCCAAGATCAAAGGCACATGCCAGATCGAAAAGGCGGCGAACGAGTCGCCTTACCTGCTGCGATTCAACATCCCGTGCCCGCACTGTTCGAAAGAGCAGCACCTGAAGTGGGGCGGGAAGGATTGTGACTTCGGCATCAAGTGGGAGCGCGACGAGCACGGCGAAATCTCCAAAGCCTGGTATCTGTGCGAGCACGCCCAGTGCGTCGTCTGGTATCACGAGATGGTCGAGGCCGCCCATCAGGGGCGGTGGATCTGCGAGAAGACCAGCATATGGACTCGCGACGGTATTGATTGGTACGGCGCAGATGACGAGCTTCGCGCGACCCCGCGCAATGTCAGTTTTCACATCTGGACGGCCTACAGCACCTTTACCACCTGGTTGGAAATGGTCCTTGAGTTCGACAAGGTCAAGGACAACCGGGAAAACCTGATTGCCTTCGTCAACACCACATTGGGTGAAACGTGGGAAGACGATCAGGGCGAGAAGGTTGACTGGGAGCTGCTGTACGGCCGCCGAGAGGTCTACCCGCAAGTGCCGGTTCGCGGCCTCACGCTGATGGGTTCAATCGATACCCAGGACGACCGTTACGAGGGCAGGGTCTGGGCCTTCGGCCAGGGCGAAGAAGCGTGGCTGGTTGATAAATGGGTGCTGATGGGAGATCCCGCCAGCGAAGAGCTACGTAAGAAGGTCAGACTCAAAATTCGCCAGCAGTACGTGCGCGGCGATGGCGCGAAGATGGGCGTTGAGCGCTGGTGCTGGGACTCCGGCGGTCACTACACCGACGAGGTGTACGCAGAAAGTCGCCTGCTTGGAGACACCTGGGTCATTCCAGTCAAGGGGGCGAACGTTCCCGGGAAGCCCATTGCCAACTGGCCTAAGTCGCGTAACGCCAAGAAGGTCTACCTGACCGAGGTTGGCACCGAGAACGCCAAAGAGCTGATTTACAGCCGCCTGAAAATTCAGCCGGACACATCGGGCGTGCCGGTTCCGGGCTGCGTGCACCTGCCGGCGAACGATGAGATTTGCGGCGAGGACGAGCTGAAGCAGCTCACAGCCGAAACCAAAGAACTGAAAATTGAGAAGGGCAAGCGGGTTTATCGCTGGACGGCCAAAGGTCGCCGCAACGAGGCGCTCGACTGCTTCGTGTATGCCTTGGCGGCGCTGCGCATCAGCCAGCACCGGTTTGGTCTGGATCTGGAAATGCTGGCGGGCGTTAAACGTCGATTGCCACAACGAGGAACCCGAAGCCGGGCCAGAGGATGAATATGAGCACATCTGTTCCGACCACTGCCGCGCAGGTTCGCCTTTCCGCCGTTCAGGAGGCCATTGCCAAAATCCTGAAAGGCGGTCAAAGCGTCCGGTATGGCGAGCGGCAAGTAACCCGGGCTGATCTGGGAACCTTGCGCAAGCTCGAAAACGACTACGCGGCCGACGTGGCTGCCGAAGCCAACCGCAATCGCGGCCGCAACCGAATCAGCTATATGAGGATCTGACATGGCTTGGTGGACACGTACCACTCCTGAAGAGCGGATGGTGCGTGAAGCCACGCGCGCCGTCACCGGCCTGGTGCAGAGCCAGCCCCGAGCCCAGGGCGGCGGTGGAGGAAGCGAAACACGCTGGCGCGGTGCCTCTCGAATGCTACGTAGCATGTCGAGTTGGATTCCTTTTCTCGGCAGTCCCAATCGTGACCTCAGCTCGCCGGAGCGGAAAACGCTCGTTGCCCGATCCCGGGACGCGATGCGTAACCACCTCATCGCCCGGGCGGCAATTGTTCGGTCTCGCACTAACGTTGTCGGCACAGGGTTGATCTGCCGGCCCCAAGTCGACCATGTGGCGCTTGGCATAACTGAAGAGCAGGCCGACGAGTTCAACGCGCTGGTGCAGCGAGAGTGGGAGTTGTACGCCGGCGATCCCCGCGAGTGTGACGCTGAAGCAACGTTGAATCACTACCAGCTTCAGGCACTGGCATTGGTGTCGGCAATGGCTGGCGGTGACTGCTTTGTCGCTACGCCTTGGGCAGAACGTCAAGGCACGATCTACAACACGCGCCTGCAACTGATCGAGACGGATCGGGTATCGAACCCCAACGGCCGCCCCGACACTGACAGGCTTGTCGAGGGGATCGAGTTTGACGACCTCGGCGCGCCGGTCGCTGCCTACATCTGCAACGGTTACCCCGACGACAAGATGCTGAAGTCACCGCTTCGCTGGGATCGTGTGGAGTTCTTTGGAGCAGAAACTGGTCGTCGCAGGCTGCTGCAGGTCTGGTGCGACAAAGAGCGGCCTGGGCTCAAACGCGGCGCTCCCTACCTAGCGCCGATTCTTGAGCCGCTGCAGAAGCTCGAGCGTTACGCGAGCGCCGAACTGATGGCCGCCGTGATCTCAGCAATGTTCACCGTGTTCATCAAGAAGAATGAGAATTTCAGCGACGGCGGCCAAGGCCAGCCGATTTTCGGCGACGAAGATGGCGGCGTTGGCGGCGATCTTGGCCCGGCTCCCTTAGAGCTTGGAGAGGGCGCCATTGTCGACCTAGCGCCCGGCGAAGAGCCGATGATTGCAAACCCGGCACGCCCTAACGCTCAGTTCGATCCCTTCTTCTCGGCGATCGTGAAAGAGATCGGCGCAGCGCTGGAGCTGCCGCTCGAAGAACTGATGCTTCATTACAGCAGCAGCTACAGCGCTGCCCGCGCCGCGATGTTGCAGGCTTGGCGTTTTTACACCATGCGCCGCTGGTGGCTGGTGTGCGATTTCTGCCAGCCAAGCTACGAATTGATGTTCGATGAGGCGGTAGCGGCAGGTCGTATCAGAGCTCCCGGATTTCACGATCCGGCAATGCGCCGCGCTTACACGCAGGCCATCTGGATCGGCCCCGCGCGAGGCGCGATTGATGAACTCAAAGAGGCAAAAGCCGCTCGCGAGCGCATCGAGGTCGGCATCAGCAACGAAACCATGGAAACCGCAGCGATGTCCGGAGAGACCTGGCAGCAGGTCAATCGTCAGCGTGCGCGTGAGCTGCAGCAGCGCCGCGACAACGGAACCACGCCCGTAGCCGCAGCGGCTTCTCCATCGGCGCCGGCGGCACAACCCGAAATACCTGAAGACGAGGAATGAACATGGCAAGAGCCTTTGAGCTGGCCAGCGCTCAGCCTTGGCTGATGCTCCCGGATGCCCTGGACAATCTCCTGTCGATTGCTGATCGGCAGAACGATCTGGAGGCGTTGGAAACTCGCCTGGGCAGACAGCTCGACCACACCCACACCGTCACACAGCGCGGAAACGTTGCGGTGATTCCGGTGACCGGGCCAATTTTCCGATACGCCTCTTTCTTCACGCGGATCAGCGGTGCGACCAGTACCGGAACCATTGCAACCGACCTGCAGGCGGCGCTGGACAACCCTGCGATTCGCTCGATTGTGCTCAACATCGATAGTCCGGGCGGTGAAGCCAACGGTATCAACGAGCTTGCCGACATGATCCATGCAGCCCGCGATAGAAAGCGGATCGTTGCATATGTGGGCGGCAGTGGCGCGAGTGCCGCCTATTGGATCGCGAGCGCGGCAAGTGAGGTCGTCGTCGACGATACGGCGCTGCTGGGTTCAATCGGCGTAGTGCTCAATGTCACCGTATCCAAAGCGCAGGACGGCAAGAAGAGCTATGAAATTGTCAGCGGCACAGCGCCAAACAAGCGCCCGAACGTCGAGACCGATGAAGGTCGCGCAGAAATTGCCAAGACCGTTGACGCTCTGGCTGAAGTCTTCGTGAGCAAGGTCGCGCGCAACCTGAACGTCTCTGCCGACAAGGTCCCTGAAATGGGCGGCCATGGCGGCCTGAAAGTTGGCGCGGAAGCCGTAGCGTCGGGCCTTGCGCACCGCGTCGGATCGCTTGAATCAGTTATTGCCGAGTTGGCCGGTCCTGCCAGCAACCCACCGAGGAAATCCCTTGTGACCATTGTAAAAACCACGGCGGAGCTGCACGCAGCTATTGAGGCCGGAACCGACCCCAAGACCATCACCATTGCCGCCGTCGAGCAGATCGACACAGACGCACTTCGCACTGAAGTGGCGGCCTCTGCCACGGCGAACGAGAAAGCCCGCATCCTCGGTATCCAGGCACTAGGTGTGAAGGGCTTCGAAACCGAAGTCCAAGCCGCCATCGACAGCGGTGTGTCTGTTGACGCGGCCGGCATGTCGCTGTTCAAGGCTGCGCAGGATCGTGGCGTAACCCTCGACAGCATTCAGCGCGACTCCAAGTCCGCTGCTGCTGCGTCTGCGGCGAGTGGCAAGGACAAAAAAGAGTTTTCCACCAAAACCATTTGGGCTAGCCGCAAAGGGGCAAAAGCATGAAATACGACATCGTGACCCAAGGCGCGCGCACTGCCGCGTTTCTGCTCAATGAAGCGAGCGGCGAACGTTCGCGCGAACAGATCCTGCTGCTCAAAGGCGCTACCGCTTTTCCTGCCGGGCAAATCCTGTCAAAGAATGCAGCCGGCAAATACGTGGCATTCGCCGCACCTGCCGACGGCGCAACCGTCGAAGTGGCAATTCTCTACGAAGGCCGTGATGCCGATACCACCGCTGACCGCTATGCGACGGGTGTGGTGCGCGATTGTGAGGTGATCGAAAGCCTCCTGATCGGCCTGACCGATCCCGCCCGCGCTGCGCTCGCTGCCGCAGGCATCATCCTGCGCTGATTTAACCACCACCCGATTAATACAGACCGCCGATGGCGGTTTTTTCGTTTCTGGAGAACGGAATGGCCGATTTGAGTATTTTCGCGGGCGACGAGTTTGGTCGCATCGCCATGACCACCGCCATCAACCAGCCGGTTGAAGGCCAAGCGGTTCCCACTCGCCTGGATACGCTGTTCGAAGAAGAGGGCGTGACTACCACGGCCGTCTTTATCGAACGCGAAAACGATAACCTCACTTTGGTGCCCGCTGCTGAGCGTGGCGCGCCGAGTGACCCAACCACTGGTCCGGGCCGTGACATGATCCCGTTCCAGACCATCCACCTGCCAACTCGCGCCGTCATTCGCGCCGATGAGGTGCAGGGCATCCGCGCCTTCGGCAGCGAGAGCGAGCTTGAGACCGTGCAGGCCATGGTTGAAAAGCGCCTGCTCAAAATGCGCAAGCGCTTGGACGCCACCATCCGCTATCAGCGTGTAGGCGCTATCACCGGCAAGGTGTACGACGCCGATGGCACCCGCGTGCTGCTGGACCTGTACGCACGCTTCGGCATCGAGCAGCAAACTGTCGCCTTCACCATGAACGCGAGTGAAACCAAATTGCTGGCCAAGGTCACCGAAGCCAAGCGCAAAGCCGAAGATGCAATCGGCGGCACCGGCATCATTGCTGGCTGGCTGGGTATCGCTGGTCGCAACTGGTTCGACTCGTTCACCAACCATGATTCGGTTCAGAAGGCGTTCGACCGCTGGAACGACGGTCAATTTCTGCGTGACGACCATCGTCGCGATGGCTTCAGCTTCGGCGGCGTGAACTGGGAAGAATTCTACGGCAACCTGGGCGGCGTCCAGTTCATGGATGCGGACACCGCGTACCTGGTCCCCGTGGGTGTTGATGGCCTGTTCATCACCAACTATGCCCCGGCTGACTACATGGAGACGGTCAACACCACCGGCGTGCCGTTCTATGCCAGCCAGGAGCCGCTGCGCCACAACAAGGGTATCGACATGGAGGCGCAGAGCAACCCGCTGAGCCTCTGCACCCTGCCGCGCGCGATCATCAAGCTGACCAAGTAATGGGAGGCTCGGAGTTCGACGACATCTTCGAAGATGCGGACGATGAGCTTTTCGAGGTGTTCGGCACCAAGGGCGGCGCGCTTTACGAGGCCAAAGATGGCGGCGTGGCTGGAACAGTCGGCGCCGTCATTCTTGAGAACGTTGGTGCGCCGAACGGTGACACCTTCGTCGTCGTCGCTCTGGCGGTCGATCTGCGCGTGAGCGAGGTACCAAACCCGCAACGCGGCGATCTGGTCACCATCAACTGCCGGCGCTACACCCTGGCCGAGTTTCTCGGCACCGACGGCAAAATCAACCGTTACTCACTGCAACCGGTGGACTGATGCCTTCCGTTAATTTGCTGAGCGCGGGCCGCAGGGCCTTGATTGAGCGACTCTCGACGATCTCCATCGACAACGGGTACCGAACCCCTGCGGGGGCCAACGTGCGCTCCGGTTGGTTCAATGAGGTGCTCAAGGAGAACAACGTTGGTTTCCCCTTGATCGTTGTTCAGAAGGCCAAAGGAATGGCGCCAGTCGCCGGACCGCATGCACTCAAAATCATGCAGGGATTCAATGTGGTCGGCGCCGTCAAGGCGGGGCTGGACGACTACGAAGACGCTGTCGAAGAGCTGGAGCATGACCTGTTGCTCTGCATGATGCCGACGCTTGCCGTTCTGCCCGACTGGCTCCCACGTGGCATAACCGGCATCACCATCGGCGCTCCCGAAGCTTTTCCTCCTGCCGACGGGGTCTCCGCCGCTACGGTGCTGATCCCTGTTCACCTTCACACAATCATCCAGGTGAAACCAAATGCCCAAAGATGACACCTCGGTGGCTCCGGCCGCTGCGATCGAGACCGCCGAGCGCGCTGCGCCTCGGTTTGAGGTCGAGCTAATCAAGGCTCACACCCATGCCCGCGAAGATCTTCTGCCGGGTGCAAAAATCAAAGTCACCGCTGAGCAGCGCACCTGGTTGAAAAGCCTGGGTGTTATCGCCGGCGACACTCCGGAGAAGTAAAACATGGCTCGTGAAATCGAAACTTTCGTCGTTGGCGGTCTGGTGAAGATGCGCCCCTACGGTGTCGGTGGTGCGTTCATGCCTATTGGCCTGGTGTCTACCCTGCAACAGGCCATCGAGAAAACCGACATCACTTTGGCTGACACCACCAGCCCTCAGGGCGGCGAGTACGATGCAATCAGCCGTATCACCAGCATGGGTCTGACCATGAACTGGCGTGAGCTGTACACCGCCAACTTGGCTGCGATGTACTGGGGTGATGTTTCCAAGGTCCCGGCCACCACCGTGACCGATGAAACCCACACCGCGACAAAGGGCGGCACCATCCTGCTGGACAAAATGCCCTTGAGCATCACGTCGGTCACTGCCAGCACAGGCGGCACCACCTACGTTGATGGCGATGACTACCAGATGACTGGTGCCGGCCTCGAAATCCTCGAAGCGGGCGCGATCGCTGACGCTGCGGAACTGAAAATCACCTACAGCTCTGCGGCGGTAGACGTTGTCGAGGCGCTGACCAACAGCGGCAAGATATACGAGATCCTGTTTGAGGGCGCTAACGGGGCGGGCACCAAGCAGCGCATGAACCTCCAGTATTTCCGTTGCCAGTTGAGCCCGGCTGCAAGCACTGACTGGATCAGCACCGATGATTTCATGGGTTCCGAGGTCACCGCCAAGGTGCTTTCCGACCCGGCCAAGGTCGGCGCCGGCAAGTCGAAGTACATGAAGATCATGAAAGAAGTGGCCGCCTGAGCTTCATAGATCCCTGACCAGCCCGCTTCGGCGGGTTGCTCTCTTTGAGGTATGCAATGGTTCAGCAAACGAATTCCAAAGAGCTCCTGATTGGCGAACTTCCGGTGCTATGTCGAGAGCTCACCGTTATGCAGGTTCGCAAGTGGCTTGAAGAGGCGGGCAGTCTGAGCACGATGGACATAGTGTCATCCGCCTTGTTCGCAGACTGTTCGATCGATGACATCGTTCGGATGACCGACCTGACTCCCGACAAGATCGATGCGCTGCGCCCGTCGCAGGTTGAAGCAGTCATCGCCGTGTGTAAGGAGCTCAACCCTCATTTTTTCGCACTTCTGGAGAGACTGACCGGAGCTCTCCAAAACAAAGCCTGAAGAACCTTGATCAGGCTTTACATGCCTTGGTTCGGCTTGGCCACGCCAATGCCCTCTATTACCCCTGGTCCTATTACAGAGCTGCCATCGCGGCCGCTAAGTGAGCCCCCGTGCAAAGCATTGAACTGAAGGTCACAGCTGACATTGATTCCGCAACCAAGAACGTTGGTGGTTTCCGGAAAGAATATGCAGAGATGGTCCGTGCGGTCGAAAAGCCGCTGCGCCAGGTGACCTCGTTCCGCGAGCTTGAGGGCGTGCTCGAAAAGACCGGCAGGAGTATCACGTCTGCCCGTGAGGCAGTCCGCTCGCTCGGTGATCAACTCGCCGCGACGGCCGTGCCAAGTCGGCAGCTTCAGGCTGAATACCGGGACTCGATCAACCAACTGAAGATCCTTGAGCGGCAGGAGCAGAGCCAAACCGCGCAACTCGCACGCATGCGCAAAGAGTTGCAGTCGGCCGGCATCGACACTCGTAACCTGTCGGCCGAGCAGCGCCGCCTTCAAGGCGATCTGTCTCAAAAGCTGGGCATCGGTCAGCGCGACAAAAGCATCCAAGACGCCCAGGCCAATCTGGGGATCGCAAAGTTTTCAAACACCAGCGCCGAGATTGCGCGGCTTCAGGCCGACTTTCAGTTGCTGCGATCCACCGGGAAGCTGTCGTCGACCGAGATCGCTATCGCACAGAACACTCTGCGCCAGAGCATTGCTGCCGCATCTGCGCAGACCTCGCAGCTCACCGGCGCAACGAAACAGTGGAGCGCGAGCCTTGATGATGTAAAAACGCAAATTCTGGCGGGTGCAGCCGCATTCGGCGGTTTCGCACTGGCTGCCACGCGCTCATTCTCGACGTTCGCAAGCTTTCAACAGCAGATCGCGGGCATCAACACCATTACTGATCTGACTCAGGACCAACTTCATGGTTTGTCCGATGGTATTCGCGCACTCAGTCGCGACACGGGCAAATCTGCCAGTGAAAGTGCAGCAGCAGTCTACGATTTGCTCGGCAGTGGCGTAGCTACGGCAGACGCACTGGATGTGCTGGCGCTTTCCACCAAAGCAGCAGTGGCCGGTATGAGCGAGACCAAAACGGCCGCGGGCGTGGGCGTGTCGATCATCAACGCCTATGGCGAAAGCATGTCCAACCTTGGGCTTCGTTACGATCAACTTTTCGTCGCGATCCAAGACGGCGTTGTCAGTTTCGATCAGCTTGCAGCTGGGCTGGGCCAGGTGTTGCCCACCGCTGCCGCTGCCAACGTCAGCTTCGCCGAAGTCGCTGCCGCGATTGCGCGCATGACTGTTCAGGGTATCCAGGCTCCAATCGCCATCACGGCGCTTCGCAGCGCGATTAACCAACTCGCCTCACCCGCAGTCGAAGCACGGAAAGCGATGGCAGGCTTGGGTATCGAATGGAAAGGGTTGTCGGCAACCCTTCAGCAAATTGCCGATAAAAAGCTCGGCTTCGATGCGCTGGCGCAGATCATTCCTGAAACCGAAGGCCGTACGGCAATCTTGGCTCTGACCAAGGACTATGCCTCGTTTGTTGACGAAGTTTCGAAAGTGGAAGGGGCTGCTGGTGCCACGGAGCGTGCTTACAACATCATGAAAGCAACACCGCAGGCGCAGGTTGAGAAATTCAAGGCCGCACTGGAAGACCTCAGCAATTCCTTCGGCCAGGCAGTCGCGTCTGGTCTGCCACTGATAGGGCTGCTGCGTGACTTGCTGAACGCATTCAACGAAGTCGACGAGAGGGTAAAGCTCGGCATCCTCTCTTTCGTGGCGTTTGGTGTTGGAGCAAAAGCAGTTGGCGCCGCTGTGACGGCGGCACGCCTCGCATTCAAAGTTTTGTCGGGTGGCGCAGCCGGAGCCACGGCGCAGCTTGGAATCGCCGGCGCTGCCATGGATGGTGTCAGCGGTAAAGCCACGCGGTTGAGCGGGATCCTCAATAGTCCATTAGGTGGGCTGGTTCGTGGCGGGGCGTACGGCGTTCTGATTTCCCAGTTGGCAGAGCTTTACGGTCTGTATCAGCAAATGGAGGATCTCGAGCAAGCCCAAAAAGATCAGAAAAAAGCGACAGCTGATCTCATCACCAAGAATCAGGAATATCAGGAAACGCTGATCGCTACGCCCCAGGCGCTGGCGAACATGACCGCCCAAGAAAGAAAGAGCTATACCGATCGGCTTCGGTCATCCCAGACGTATTACAGCGCGCTTTCACAACAGATTGCTCGGGCAGATTCGGAAAAGAACGGCCCGACAGCGGCGGTCAGTGCCGAGGCCATCGAGGCGTTCAAACGAGCTCGGGAATACGGCAAGGCGCTTGATCAGGAAACCTCGTATGAGCAGGACCGAGTCGACGAGGCTGCCACCAACAGTAAGGCACTGACGGATCTTCAGGGCAAGTTGACCACGGACACGAAGGCGGCTCTGGCAAAGCAGGTGCAAGCACAGCGAGCAGCTGTGGCGGAGATCAAGAAGGCTCAGAAAGACCAGCTGGAGACCAAGAAACGATATGCAGATGCTCTGGCCGCTCTGGACGCTGGTACCGGATCTTCCACCCCTAGCTATGGCGCAGCACAGTCGCTGAAGGTTGCTGCAGGAAAGGCGCTGGATAGCGGCGATATTGATCAGGCCAAGACGAAGGCTCAGCAGGCGCTGAAGATCATCCAGCAACTTTCGGAAAGTGGTGCGAATACCTACGGGTTCAAGGGGTTCGTACAGCAGCTGCAAACCATCGAACAAGCGGCTGACCAGCTCACCAAAAGCCGCGCGGAGGATAAACAGAGCGCTGCGCTCGATCAGATCAAACAGCTTAAAGATGATCTGCAGGATTTGAAGGTCATCAAAATAACCCTTGAGCTTTCGGAAGAGGCCGTCGCCCAGGTCAAAAAGCAAATGCGAGAGCTGCAGCTTTCATTGGGTCAGCCAGTAGATCCATTGGTGGCAACAACTGCGCTGCCGCAGGGTACAAACCTCGCAGAC